GAGTGCAAAAAGGGGACATGAGCATCTCCCAGGCGATGGACGACGTGGCCGCCGGACTGACCGGATCCGCTCTATTTGGTCTGGGCGCATTCCTGTTCGCGCAGGGACTGGTGACTGGAGCGCAGGGCGACAGCGAAGACGACAAGTGGTCGGAACTGCTGGGACACCAGGGTTATGCGCTGGAACTGGAGGACGGCACGTCTATTACCCTGGACTGGCTGGCGCCTGAGTCTCTTCCGTTCTTTATGGGCGTGGAGACGATGAGCGCCGTCGGAGAAAACGGATGGGACGCCAGCAGCATTGTCAACAGCGTGTTGGAATCCGCAAAGGCTGCGGCAAACCCAATGCTGGAATTGTCCATGATGCAGGGCGTCAGCGATCTGATCGAAAGCGTTCAGTATGCAGAGGGAAATCCCATTCCCGGCATCATAGGATCCATGCTGGCCTCTTACTTTTCTCAGGGCATCCCTACCCTGCTGGGACAGGCGGAGCGGAGCGGCGAAAATGTTCGCATGACCACCTATGCGGATAAAAACAGGCTGTTCCCGGATCTGCAGTACACTTTGGGCCGCGCCTCGTCCCGGCTGCCCGGCCTGGATTATCAGCAGGTCCCCTACATCGACGCGTGGGGCCGGGAAGAAGAGAGCGGAGACCTTGGCTGGCGGATCTTCAGCAACACACTGAGCCCCGCCTATGTGTCGCAGGTAGAGGTGGACAAGGTGGAGGCGGAGCTGCAGCGGGTCAGGGATGCGACGGGAGACACCGGCGTGTTCCCGGACCGCGCTTCCCGCAGCATCGAGTTCAACAGCGAAAAGCACGACCTGACGGCGGAGCAGTACACCCGCTACGCCAAGGAAAAGGGCCAGAACAGCTATCGGCTTGCGCAGGCCGCTATGAGCAGCGAAGCGTATAAGGCCATGGGCGACGGGGAAAAGGCAGAGTACATTGCGAAGATGTACGGCTATGCAGACTACAAGGCGAAGAGAGCCGTGTTCCCGGAGTACACCAACAGTCAGTACGAGAAGTACGAAAAGGCCGAAGCCGCCGGAATGACGCCAGACGCCTATTATGCCATGACGCAAACCTACGACTACGACGGCAGCAACGCCGCCGGTCAGCCGACGAAGGAAGAGGCGAAGCGGTATCTGGACATGGAGACGGATCTGAGCCGACGCCAAAAGGCGGACCTGTTGGTCATCATCAATAAGTCCTGGGAGAAAAACAATCCCTACAAATCCTGACGCGAAAAGGCCCACCCTTGCGGGTGGGTCTTTTCTCTTTCGCTTTATCCCAGTTTGTGGGTGATGTCGGCGTGCCAGTCCAGCAAATGCTGGCGCAGGCTCGTCCAGACCATCTTCATGGAGTCCATGCTGTCGGCGCTGTTAAAGAGGCGGTCGCCGGAGCGGATGAAGTTGTGGGCGTGTTCCAGCTCCTGCTTTGCCATGCCGCGATACATGGTCTTATCGTCTGTGTCCTCTGTCTTATGGGCGCATTTGGCATATTTCTGCGCGCCCATCAGTTCCTCCAGCGCGTCCTCGTACAGCTTCATCATATGTTCGATCTGGTTCATGCTTGCTCCCTTCCTATGCCTGCATGATGCAGGTATACAGTTTGTCCACGTCCGCCTCTTTCAGCGTGACGGAGCCGATCATGGGGATATCAAAGGTGATGGGGCCTTTCTGGGCCTGCGCCTTGAAGTGCAGGTACAGGCGCTCCACGTCCACGCTGCCGGACTCGTCCATCAGACCCAGCGTCTGGATCATCCCCGACTGGCGCAGACGGTCTGTGACGCCGGAGAGGTTTTCCAGGTACATAGCAGCACCGGCGCCGAACACCCACTTCTGCCAGCCGGTGAGTTTGTTGGTGAACTCCTCGTCGAGATACCGGGCGGCACCGGCTTTCACTTTGTTCAGTGAGACCATTTCATACGCTCCTTACGATACTATATAATCAGAAAGGGCGGGAGCCGGAGCCCCCGCCCTTTCAGCCGGATCAGGCGCCGGCGGCAGCCGTGGCGGGAGTCACCGTCACATCGCCCCAGCCGGGGCAGACGCTGCCGTTGGGGATCACCAGACGGGTGAGGCCCATCAGCTGCGCAACCTGATTCTGGATGCAGGAGATCTGCGTGATCGTACCGGCGTTGAAGGCCTTCTGGTCGCCCAGCTGGCACTCCACCTTGTTGAAGCGGTCGTCCACATAATCCCGCAGCTTGCCCATTTCGGACAGGGTGTAGAAGTTGGCGTCCCGCAGCTTGACCTCCGTCTCCAGCTCGGAGATCCGGGAGGCCTGTCCGGCCTCGTAGCGGTTGATGGGCATATTGTCGCCGCAGGGCGTTACATACCCGCAGTTATAGCCATTGTAACCGCCAGCGATGCCGCCCAGCAGGTTGCCCAGACCGCCGTTGAGAACGCCCAGCGCCGTGCCGGCAATGCCAAGGCCCAGACCGGACCCAGCAACACCCTTGGATGCAAATTCAGCCATTGCTTTGTCTCCTTTCATGAAGTGGCCCGGCTGCTTTCCCCGCGCGCAGAAAAGAAGCGGGCTCTAGGGGGATTGTCCCATAGAGCCCGCTTCTTTGTGCTTGGCGGATCGCTTCATTATCCACGCAGTATCCCGGTTTTATCCCGGATGGAGCGCAGGTCTTTTTCCACGGTGCTGCGGCTTACATACAGTTCCGCCGCCGCATCCTCCTCAGCCCATCCCCGGCGATAAACCAGGTTGAAAATCTTCCGCTCCCGGTCGGTCAGCCAGCGGCACTTCTCCATGCGCTCGAGCTGCTGCGTTGAGAATTTGTATTTCATCGGGTATCTCCTGTTGTCAGATTGCCCCATCTGCCAACCCCCGCTTTTTAAACCGGCACGATCCTCACTCTCCGTTCCTTGATCTGTATTCCAAATAGCGCTTCCATGAGCCGCCTTTGGTTGCTCTGTCTTTTACGAGGCGGACTTCCAGACCGGCGGCGGCCAGAATGCCCGCCAGGGTCCTGCGGTCCGCCTCTGCCTCCAAATGGGCCGGGATGCGAACCCACGCGGACGTGTCATTCACGGCCGGTCACCTCCTCCACGCTGATCCATTCCATAGTCCTCAGTCCTCCGTTTCGGTGATTTTGATGTGGTACACAACGCCGTCAATTTTGTAGTCGATTTCTCCCACGCCGGTGCGGTCGATATATCCGACGCCTCGCTTCTGGATGGCTTCAAGCAGTTCTTCAATCTCGTGCATCAAAAAGGCTTGGATGTGTTCGTGACTTGCCATAGTCCTCACTCTCCTTTCTGGCGGGATAGAAGGTTCCTCCATATCAATCAGGAACATGGCGTTGCAAACCAGATGCCACAGGTGAGGCAAACCGCTTTCCGGGTCGCAGCGCTCGCCGTCCAGATAGGCCAGCCAGTGACGGTACAACGCATCCCGGTAGCGTTCCGGCTCCACCGACCGCCAGTTGTTGGGGCTTCCGTATTTTGCCGTGCCGTATTCCCGAATAGCCATCACCGCCCGGATCAGGTTGGTGGATACCAGCGTCGGTCTGGGTTTGCCCGCGTCGTACTTGGCTGATTGGTTCATGTGCTCACCCCTCAAAACGATAATCGTATCCGTCCAGCCGGTATGGATCTTCAATCTTACCGTTGCATCGATTGCTGATAGCCTGCTGCGTGATGTAGTTTGATCGCGCCGCTTCTGTTTGAGAACGGTATACGGCCACCACGTTTCCCTCGCGATCCAGCTTCACCACTGGGCGGCTGTTTCCGGGCCGGTAGCGTTTAGCCGCTTCGGCGTTGGTCAGGAAAACAATGTTTTCGACAGAGTTGTCGCTGTACGCACAGTTCTTGTGGCACCGCCTCATCCCCGGCGGTGTTCCTCCCAGAAAAGCGTCCGCTACCAGAGCAGACACAGCCACTCGCGATCTTGTGCCGTCAGGCAGTGTAAGCTGTATGCGCCAAGCGGAGCCACCATAGTTTGACGGTGTCATATCTTTCCACGTCCCGTCTGCCCGCATCTTCTGGACGCGGCCCTTATTGCTGACGCGGTATCGGTATTTGTATCCCGCTATCTCCACCCATTGCTCTCGCGGGTCTCTGGGGTTATATGCCGCTCCCGTCATGTGCTGCCTCCCACGATGTCGGAGAGCTTGATGGACTGCATAGGACGAATGGACGGAAAGAGCGTTTTGTTTATCTCCACTTCCAACCCGTTCTTCCCAACAATCAAGAGCGTACCATTATGGCACCTGCTTATTCTTATTTCGTTCCACTTGTCGGTAAGCAGCTCTACAATCCCCTTCGCAATCCCCACGGCCCACGGCGTGAAGCGGGGTTTTTCGGTCAAGGCCCAATATCCGGGGGCAAACAGTTCCGGCGACCTCGCCTCCAAGAAATCGCAAAATGATTTGAGCGGGCAAAAAACCTCGTTGCATAGTCCAGAATTATTCTCGCAATATTCCTTTGCCTCCCCCAGCGTCCAGTCGCGCAGAGGCTTACTTGACCGACAGTTGACTGTCTCTGGCTGGTTTACTTGACTGGTAGTTGACTGCTTGCCATCCTCCACCACCTCATAGCCCATCAGGCGGGCGGCTTCGGCTGGCATGTCTTTGCACAAATCAATGCAGTCCCTCGCAGAATTTGCCCCTACATCGCATCTTCTGCAATAATTAGCGTTCTGGCAGTATACGTAACGAGCAGCCCTAATATCCTCAAACACCTTCCCGTCTTTCTTGAATTTCATGGTGTGGCCTCCGTTCGGTTCCATTCTTCAAACTTCTCGCAGACATACGGGCAATCGTCGCCCCAAATATGCATATCAAACGCTCTGGCATACCCTTTTCGGACTTCGCAGGTTTCACAAGGGCACGGTTTCAATTCAGCCATCGGTTTACTCCTTCTGACAATCATAGAAAATCAATGCCATCGTGCAGAACCAAACCGTCTGCGCCGTGCCTCCCTGTCTGGCAAATGCCAGTCCCCCAATAAGGCTCATGATGCACATCAGACGGTAGATAACTTTCATTGCCGTCGCGCTCCGCCCACCTTCGTTGCCAGCCCTACTATTTTCCCAGTCATCAATAAATTGCTCCCACATAGAGGCCTCCTTCCTCAAATGTCCCATGGGTCTGCGTCCGGATCTATCATCGGACAAACGCTTGCCTCCCACACATCACAGGCGTCTTGGTAGGGACAATGTTGGCAGGGGTCATATTCATCTTTATACATTGCTTTGTGCCTCCTTTCGGCTTCTCAAGGGTCACGCAAAAGCCTCTCCCGGCTGATATATTCCTCCATGTCAGTCCTCCTCGTTCAACGCGGCCGGTGGTGGCGTTTCCACTCATAGCGCTTAACGTACTCGATTTGTTTTGCCATGCAGGAAGGACAGCGGCTCTTATCGGTAGGGGTTTGGCAGACCACACACAGGCCGGCCGCGCGCCGGCGGCGATAAACGATCTGATTGTAGGTCATACCGTCTCGCCCTCGTCAGTGTACAGTCTTCGGATCTCAACCTCCATACAGCCGCCGTCCCAGAACTCGTGCGTGACGCGCCGCAAAAACCGCCGCGTATCGTCCCGCAGTATGTAGCCCTTCATGGCGTCCACAAAGGCCTTGCCCAGCACGGCGTGGTTGTCGATGTCCAGGCCATCGTCCCAGCGGAAAGTGATCTCCACGGGATACGGGAGCAGACGCTTGCGAATGCCGGCCTTTTTCATAGACAGCAGCGCCAGCGTGTGGAGCGTCTCCGCGTCCTTTTTGCGGGCCTGCCAGTGCTTGCCGGAATAGTAGGCGTTCAGGCCGTAGCGCTTGTTCCATGCGGTTCTGCCGGCCTTGGTAGGCGGATAGGGGATCGTGAATTTCATGTAAGGCCCTCCCTCGCTCAGAATGGATTGTCCGCGTCTGGGCCGGTCAGTTCCTGAAAGGGTTTCAGTGTCTCCTGCGCCAGATGCTCCGGCTCCCAGCCGCAGCGCCAGTTGGGCGTGGAGGCGTAATACCGGCGGGACCGGACGTCAAAGTGCAGCAGCAGAGTGCCCGTGGCGCCAAAGTCACGGTTTGCCAGGATCTCCAGACGGGCGTCATAGAGTGTTTCGTCATCCTCCGCGCGGCTGACGGCGAAAACATTGTCCGCCCGGTTGGTCAGATCGCCGGAGCCGGACACGTCGTCGCTGTCCCCTTTGCTGCCCTTGGAAGTGCCGCCCTTGCGCCGGTGCGCCACCAGGTGGACATGGGCCTTGGTCTCGTGGGAAAAGTCCACCAGCTGCCCAACAAAGCGGGATTGGGCCCGGTAGTAGTCCTCGCCCGTCAGATCCACGGTCATCAGGTTGTCCACCACAAAGACGCTGCAGCCATACCGCTTCCAGGCATAGCGCATAATGCCCAGCAGGACCTCCGGTTTGTGGATGTCGGCTGCCCGGTGATCGAATTGGAAGAGCCGGCGCTTCCACCACAGGTCCACCTGCCGCGCGATCTCCGGGCGGGGGACCCACACGCTTTTCCCGGTGTCGGTCGCCTCCTCCAGCAAATAGTCCGGCCCGGCAGCCATCGCCAGCAGCCACGCCTTGTAGCGCCAGGTGGGCAGTTCCCCGGAATAGACGCAGACCCGGCGGCCTTCCCGCAGGGCGGAAAGAATGGGGAGACCAAGCAGCGTGGATTTCCCTTCCTTGCGCTTTCCCGTCCAGAGGGACAGCTCCCCCTCGTACAAGCCGCCGATCAGCTGGTCCAGGCCGGGGATACCGGATCTGGCGTGAGGCTGGTGGGAGATGTCCACCGCCTCCACGCTGGACATCTCCACCAGTCCGTAAGGCGGCAGCTCTTCCGCGTCCTCCCACAGGCGTTCCACCCGCTCCAGTCCGTGAGTCTCCCGCAGTTCCCTGACGGATCCGCAGCCGAGATACGCGCTTTGTGCTGTGACGCAGACCTCCACAGACGGCACCTGACGCCGCAGGGCGTCCGCCAGCGCGGCCCTGCGGGCGCTGTCGGCGCCCACCACCAGGACACAAGAGAACGCCTCAAAGAAGGTGCGGCAAAGGCGCAGGGCCTCCCATGGGACGCCGGCGGCCAGGCAGGCCGCGTTGATCTCAACGGCGGCGGCGTCCTCCGCGTCCGTACACAGCCACAGGCCCTCCGGCGCGTCAGGGTCCAGAAAGCGGGGTTCATACACCAGATACTGTGAGGCGTCCGGCAACATTCCTAGCTGCATGGGGTATTCCTCCTGTTATCGCTCAATTCTGTAATAGGACCCTGATGTATCACGGAGGGCTCGCCCTCGGGCGAAACAGTTGCTGATATAACCTCTGGTATGTCCGAGGTGCGCAGAGGCTTCGCTCCAAGAGGGGAATGCCAGCCTTGTGTTGTCGGCAAGGCGTACAAGGCAGATTTCTTTTTCGATGCCCGCATAGAGTCCAGCGGAAAAGGCTTCTTGAATATTTTGTGCTCGCGTGACCCACTCCAAGTTGTCGGCGGCATTATTCAGAGGGTTGCCGTCTTTATGGTTGACAGTCAAATCTGGAGAATATCCGCTGCACCAAGCCATAGCAACCAGCCGCGACACCAGAAACGTTTTGGGTTTCTTGTCTTTGTAGAGACATATCCTTGCGTCAATTCGGCCGTTCTTACCAGGATGGAATTTTTGTTTTAATATCCTCTGTTTCCAACGGCGGATGCCGTGTCTGTCAGATAGCGTTATTTTCCCTTCGCAAGAGCGAATGCGCCCGGCGTCAGACGCTTCATAGATGCCTTCGTAACCAGGAATAGATGCCCACTGCTCAGAAAGGAAGTCCTTCATCCGTGTCCTCCTCGTTCAGCGGGATCGGATCTCCGCCGGTATCAAACCCGGCGGAGTCCATGCGGCGCTCCAGGTCCGCCAGGTTGGCGGCGGTGTCGTTCGGGACCAGCAGCAGGTCCACCAGCATATCCGTGTAGGTCTTGCCGTTATAGTCCCGGCTGTCCACCACGCCGGCGGCAAAGATGCGGTCCCCCTTATGCAGTGCGGCAATGCGGCGGGCGTCCGCATCGGAAAAGGATTTCAGCGTCATGAAGGCCGCCGTGCCGTCCTGCCGGCCAAAGGCCCGGACGGAAATCTGCCCATACGTTTTCCCGTTCTGGGACCGGCGCAGTTCCCCGTCCCGGGATACAGGACCGGCAAAGACGCCGGTCTCCCGCGCCTTACCCTGCCGGTCATAGTCCTTGATGCCTTTCAGGTACATTCACGCATCCTCCTTGTCCATATCTTCCAGCAGGGCGTCAAAGTCCCCGGACCGGATGTCCTTCGCGCTTTCGTAGCCATGCGCTTTCAACAGAGCCTTGGCTTCCTGCTTCGTCAGTCCGTGCCGCGCGGCGGCGGCGTAGAAAAATTTCACCTGCGCGGGGGTGATGGGACGCTCCGGGTCTTTGCCCGTAAAGTACGCCTCGCCGTCCTCGGTGTCGCTCTCCAGATCCTGTGTAAAGGCGTCCGACAGGCAGCCCAGAGACAACGCCGCCGCCACCAGCGCCCGCTTCTGGGCCATTTTCAGCGCGGAGTTGGCGCCGTCATAGGGGGACTGCGAGCCGGTGCGGCCCTCCCGGGTGTTGCCGCTGCCGTAGCTGCTGGTGATGACGTAGCGCTCGCCGTTGACGATCTTCACCAGGTCGCAGCGGACCAGGAAATAGAAAAAGCCGTTGGCCGGGTCCTCGATCCGGCTGACCAGTTCGTAATTCTGGCACAGACCATAAGCCACGGCTACCTTCTCAGCGCCGGCCTTGAACAGCGTTGGGTGTTTGCTCATGGCGCTGCCGTCCTTCTTGCGGATCATGCCGAAGTCCACGCCGCGCGTCAGCTTGGCGGGGACACCGGCGGGGGTGGAGATCCAGTAGTTGCCGGTGCGTTTTTCCGGCTGTACCGTCATGGCGGCGGCGTCGCAGGAGTACAAGATCATTTCATTCATCGTATTGTCATTCCTTTCTGGGAAAGCATCAGGTGGATTCTGTGGCACACGACAAACGCGCTCAGCTCCTTTGGCATCTCACCCAGGACATAAACCCCGTCCTTCCGAAGGAGCAGACAGAACAGCGAGTCCGCGCACCATCCGCGCTTGGCCCACAAAAGCGATGCGTAGCCGTCCAGCTGCGAGGCAACGGAGACCTTGTTGACGCTGGCGCCGGTCTTGATGTCCAGAACCACGCGCCGCCCGTTAATGATGCCGTAGCGGTCGCAGGTGCCGGCATAGCCAAGCGACTTGCTCCCCAGCATGGTCTCAATGCCCTGCCACTCCGGC